ATTAAGGGATATAATAAAAAAAATCCCGAATATCGCCATTATTCCGAATTTGGCTTTGAATAAAACTATTGATTCGGTTCTGATAGATTTACTGGCATGGCAGTTTCACGTAGATTTTTATGACCCGAAAATGCCGATTAACGTAAGGCGCGATCTTGTGTTGAAGTCATTGGATTGGCACTTCCGCAAGGGAACGCCGTCCGTTGTTGAGGAGCTGGTTTCCACTGTCTTTTCAAAGGCTATTGTCCAGGAGTGGTTTGAATACGATGGATTGCCTTACAGGTTCCATATTGCGACAGAAGAGCCAATGCCTGATACCGAAACAAGAAACAATTTAATCCGCGCTATTAACTCCGTAAAAAATACCCGCAGTTTTTTTGAAACATTTACACAATTAGTCTATCTGGTTGACATAGTTGTAATGAATGAATTGCAAAAAACAAAATTGCAAACGAGAACTGCCGTAGATAATTTTTCAAGTTCGGGAAAGCTGCGCCGGAATGGGCGTTTCCGGCGCGATGGGACTTTCGTAAATACGGAAATAGAGGGATTTTTTATTGACCGCAGCGGTAAATATAAAAGAGATGGAAGCCTTATCCGCGGCGAAAATGAACGAAGGGTAACATCAGCGGATATTATAACGCCGCCGTTCTTGCGTAACACATGGGAGCGCGAGCGTTTCGCCATTACTTTTGATTATGGAAAATATGTAGAACGGCAGCTTGCCCAGGCGTTGAGAAATACTCATTTACAGCGCGACAGCGGTATTGTCCGGGATGGATTGAGCGATAAACCTGTTGAGGAAAGGCTTAATACTATCGGTTTCAATATGGCGGTTTCTGAAAAAGTTAATACGACAGAGATTGATGATGTTGCCGTAGGAATTGAGTTATCAGATACGCTGCCAAAGAAGCGTAACAAAACTATCCAAAGGGACGGAAGTACCTACCGCGGCACAAACGGCATTGGCGAAGCGCAGCGCATGGGATTGGTAATAAATAAATCTACAGAAACGGTTTCAACTACTGAAACGATGAAAATATGGATGGTAAAACATCATTTCAGAAATACGGTATTTACTCGTGATGACGGGAAACTGCGGCGCGATAGTATGGTACTCATTCCGTTGGAATGAAGGCAATAAATTAGTGGGGAGGAGATTATGGAAGAGAGAGAGGGATTGTCAAACTGTTTGAAGTTTGTCGATGATATTGGCGAACAAAAGCCAATGAGGGGAATACTGAATTATCAGGTATTCAAAAACGGTGTGCTGATTGAAGAGGTGAGGGGTGAAAACCTTATTCTCAACGGCGCGAGAATTCAAATGGCGCATCTTATTGCCGGGGACATTACTAACCGCAATATAACAAAGATTGCCGTAGGCGTTAATGGTACACCTCCGATTGTTACCAACCAAACGATTACCAGCGCTTTTATAAAAAATATTGACGGCTATTCATTTCCGGCAATGGGGCAGGTGCAATTTGATTGGAGCCTGGGAATTAGTGAGGCGAATGGTATGCCCATTATCGAATTCGGCCTTGTGTCGGAAGATGGCACGCTTTTTTCGCGGCGCATTCGGGAAGATGAAAACGGAAACCCGATCAACAGGCCAATTAACAAGGAAAGCGATATATCCATTATTGGACAATGGATAATCATATTCTAGGGAGGGAATTATGGCGATAGAAACATTTGAGGACAATTTTATTGAACTCAACGCAGAACCTGTTTGGAAAGATAAAGTCAAAGGGTATGCGCTTGGAAGTTGGGTACAGGGCGGAGCCAATGGAGTGGACAATGTTCCTATAAAAGATTTGGCAGACCGCACTGAGTTCTTGAAAAAGGAAATTGATACCGTTATTGGTCTAAGCCCTGGCGGATTTTTGGACGCGAACGATTTTGGCGCTGAAAATCCCGATCAGCAGATGTTGACCGATTACGCCCTTTCAAAAATAGGCGGAACCGATCCGCTGAGAATATGGAACGGCACACGGGTCAAGAATCTGTTTGATAACAGTATTTGGATACTTACAAATACGCCGGATACAGAACCGCCGATTTTTGAATGGACAAATAACGGTCCTGATATTGTCGTGGTTGACGTTGCCGGCAATACTTTCACCGCTGCGCCTTTCATGGTTGCGAGTGATAAGCGGAAGCTGGTTATTAAAGCCGGAACAAAAATCATAGTCGGTACAAGGACATTCCGTGTTGATGAAGATACTGAGGTTGATATAGCGGCTCTGCTTGATACCGGCGTTCTGACCAATGGAAAGGATTATTTTATTTTCCTTTACCCCGGGACGGAACAGGGCAGCGTTATTATTAAAGTGAGCCTTACCAAAACCAATCCGCAGGGATTTAATCCGGTAGATGTTTTGCTTATCGGCGGCTTTCATACTTTGTGTGCCAACGCCGGAGCGGGAATGACCTATGTTGAGGGCGAAGTATCAAAACAACACCCGCTTAATGGTTATGTTGCCGGGGATATTTTGCCGTATTCGGTATGGTGTCTCAATCACAGACCGTATTCAGAACCGGAAGGCATGGTCTACATTCCTTCGCTGGATTTTTGGTGCGACATTTATTTGCAAAGCGGCTCCGGCGTAAATACAAAGTCGGTATACCAGGGCGCGCAGACACGTTCACGGCAATATGTTGACCATGTGGAAGATATGTTCTGCGTGAAAAAGGAGCTGCTTGATGACGGCGAATTTGCGGCCGCAATGCTTGGCAGTAATGAAGAAACAAACATTACAGGTTCAGCGTTTCCGAATAACGGCGCGGGCGGGCATTTGGACACCGCGAACCGCCGCATGATTTCGGTTTACGGCGTGGAAGAGGGCTGTGGCCTGCTATGGCAATGGCTGAGAACTACATCGGCGGCCGGTTATTACGGAAGGATGTATGGTCAGCAAGATGCAGGCGGTACTCAAGGAAGCATACCTGTTTCAGGAAGTGCCGGGGAAATTGGATGGTTTCCTCAATCAGGAGGAAAAGGTCAAGTTTATGGCCTTGCTTGTGCTCTGCTGGCGGGTGGCGGTTGGAGCAATTCCGCGGGCTGCGGCTCTCGGGCGCGTTATGCGGATCATGCGCGGGCGTGCGCGTCTTCGGCTCTCGGCGGGCGGGGGCGGAGCCGTACAAAACGGTAAAAAGGTTATGCGTAAAGTTACGTTATTCGGGCGAAGCCATAAAACGTAATTCGGGCAAACCAAAAAAACGATATACGGAGAGGGGTTGACATCGTAGAACGAGAAAGATAATAATACGTTATTCGGGCTTAGAATTCGTTAAACGTAGAACGAAAAAATTTTTTAGCCCAAATTCCGATTATCAATCCGGCTGCGATTAAATCCCCCAAAAAAATTTTAACCTATGAGGGGGATAAGATGATTTTTTTAGTAAAAGACAGCGGCAAGGTTCGGGCTTTTTACTCTGAGAACGAAATGAAAGCGGCGGGATTTAAGAAGCCCGATTTCACAGTGTCCGAAGAAACCTACAATTCAAACGGCTGCTATGCAAGAATTGTCGGAGCGAATATCATTGTCGGAAAAACCGAAGATGAAAAAGCCGCCGAAGAAAAGCAGGGTAAAATTGACGAATACAAATCGGAACTGGCGGAACTTGACCGGCAAGCCGGAGCCGGGCGGTTTATTCGGGATACCAGCATAGCCTATGCCAATGCAAACGGCATGGACAGCGGTAAAGGGTATCAGAATTTGGTAGAAATTGAAACCCGAGCGGCTGAAATCCGGGAACTACTGGCTCCGCTTCTGAGCGCAGAATAAGCCTTAAATTGATTGACACATAAGCCCTGGTAAAACTATAATGATTTATCAGGGCTTTTTGCCATGATGAGCGGAATGTCATATTCCCACTCTGCTGGCGGGTGGCAATTGGAACAATTCCACGAACTGCGGCTCTCAGGCGCGTAATGCGAATAATGCGCGGTCGAACGCGAATTCGAATATCGGCGGTCAGGGGCGGAGACATAGGGGCGGCGCGTATGCCAACTCTACGGCTGGACATTTTGCTCTGTCGAGTTGCTTGGTCAACCGGCAAAATACGAAAAAGAGGGAGTGCGTTGTTAGTATCCTTTAAGGGAGGAGAAAGCAACGCAGTCCGATTTAAGGACTCATAATGCGTAGGCATGGTGGTTTGTGGCCCATG